CCGCCATATCTATTATGTATTAGATTTATTTTTTACCATAGACTTCAAAGATTCGAAGCCTGCTTTATTTTTATTAGCCAACACAGCTTCGCTGTTTTGTAATAATTTTAAAGAAGGAAATAATTCTTGTACATTTAAAGGTTTAGTACCTTGATAAGTTGTTTGGGCTATTATAGCAGATCTATGATCATCTCTCCAACCATAAGGTCTTTGTGTAAAATATTTATGCCAACCATTATATTCAGTAAATGGCATAGCATGTAAATCTCTTAAACTTATACCTAATTGGAAAGCCATTTCATATTCTACTAACTCGTCTTTCCCAACTTATCACCTTTATCATCTTTAGCACCTAAGCCATTGTAAATTAGAATCTCATTTGATAATTCTGTTAATGCTTGAATAGGAAAGTTTTCAAAGTCTTTATCTTTCATACCGTCAGCACCAATTACAGTTGCTTTAAATATAGCACTTAAAGTTGATAGTCCAGATACATCACCTTTAGCTTTATCTAAAGTTATTTGTAAATCTTTGACACCTTTAACTGTAAGTTGTTTTATCTCAACTTCTTGTTCCAAAAATGGAATCTTTTTAGTTATATCAACTATCTTTATGTGTTTCATATTATTTATCCTTATTACTTATTTCATTTTCATATGTTTTATCTACATCAACACTTTCTTCAACCTTAACTTCTTCAGGTTTTTTATATAAATGTTTATTGTTAGATTCAAAGTCTTCCATAAGTTTTCTTACCTTATGCAACACATCTAGTGTCTCGAAAACTTCAGCTTTATTTTCTACATCTTTCATTCTATCGTATGTTTTACGAATAGAAGTATCTATTGCCTTTTTAATATGTAATGATGTTATTCTTAATACATAAAACTTATTAAAAGGTTTATTATTATTATCCATTATTTATCCTATACTAATTAATATGCTGGGGAGATTAATCCCCAACACAAAAATTGATTTATGATTAATCAGCAAACGGGCCTTTGTAATCACCTTCAGTACTCATAGTAATAGTAGCCTGATTTGAATCAGTAAGACTAGGAGTTACTTCAAATGAAGCAAAAGAACCTTTTACGTAAAATGCACCGTTATCACCAGTTTCAGCATTTTTAACATCAATTTGGTATACGTAAGTATTACCATCTTGAACTAAAGCTTGAATAGCACCATGTACACTTGGTACATAGTTAATAGTGAATTCCATAGTAGGAGCATCAGCTTGTCCTTGAATCTGACTAGAAACTGATTGTCCGTATTGTGGAACGTTAACGATATTAGCGGGTTTACCAAAACTTGGAAATTCCCTGATTGAAGTTACTTCAGTAGCACTATCAAAGTCACCTGTACCAGCCGCTATAAACGTTTGGTGTGATGCATCTGAAGTGGGTAGTGAGTAAGAACTATCAGCTTTAAATTTCAAGCTTGTGAAAATCCCAGCACCTATATTTGATATTAGAGCCATTGTATTTTTTCCTTATATTTGTATTAGTTAATTGAAATGAAATTGACAGTATAATTCACGTTAAATAAACTTGAATCTTTAGCGTCAACTCCAATTGTTGTTATAAAGCTATTAGTTGTTTGCAGATACCCAGAAATTACTTTCCGATCAAGTAAACCTTTTAACATATCAGCTATTTCATAAGCACGTTTCATTCCAGCACCAGAAGGTACAAAAATTTGACATACTATTTGACCGTTAGCAGATACATCTTGATTAAAGATTAACTCTGAAGAAAAAGGCAATACACTAACCCGAATCCACTCATCAGCACTTATAGTACCTTGGTAGTTTGCGGGAAATGCTTTTATATTATGCGATGTCCATTCAGTAGTAGTGAAAAGATTCTCAACAGACGTTAATAATTGTGTTATTGTTGCCATGTTAACTTTCCCTTCCTACTGTAATGTTTATGATAAAACCATTATCTTCATAATTATTAATTGCATAAGTATTACCGCCAAATATGATAGAATCATAATTGTCAATAGTCTTAGAATCAATATCAGAAGACTTTAATATTATATCAGCATTTATTCTTGGCTTATCATCATTAGTTCTATAACTTTTTGTTATAATACCTTTGATGGTAATAGGTGATATAGTTGTTGAATTAACAGTTTGATTACCAAAGTCATAACCAGTAACGGTTATATTAGTAAACTGTACATCAGTAGCTAGATCTCCAACCAATGAAAATGCGTTAGTGACGTTACTGTTTATAAGTGTTTTAAAACTCATTAAGCACCTCCACTAACTCGAACACCACGTATTTGAGTATTAGACGTTTCATTTAAATACTTATTCACAATATTAATAATACTATCAGGTAATTCTTTAAAGTTTTTAACTCCACTGTTTAAATCGAATATTAATCTTACCGATCCAACAGTTAAGTCTTTAACTTTATTCTCACCTGAAGCATTACTTTCTTGTGTTTTCATATTGTTTAATAAATGAAATGCTAACTCAAAAGTAGCCTTTTTGATATCTTCTGGAATAGTACCTTCAGACGTAGTTGATCTATCATCTTCTAAGTCTGTGAAGTAGCCAGATTTATTATCATAATATGTAATATCTCTAGGCCACGATAACGGATATGAGGCAGTCGGCGTAGCCGTTCCACCCCAATCCATGTCATCGAGAATTCCAGTGGCTGTTACTAAAGCTTGTTCCACTGCACTGTCATTAGTAAACCAGTTTGCTGAGTTCAATCTATTTTCAAAATATTCATCAGATTCTGCTATGCTAACAAGTGAGTTAGTTCCTTTTTGTAAAGCCATTATATTTCTCCGTATCTAATAGTTATAATATTAACCGTGGAATATAGGGAATATACCAGTTTGGTTAACGTTAGTTGCATGAACAGTCCATGAAGCCTTATCAGCCAGGTCAATATTTGCAGGATATGCAGTTGCAGATCCAGCCCATGAGAAACCTTTAGGATGCATGATATTACCCCATCTTGATAGGATAGTCACAGCACCACCACCGTTACCAGCTAGTTCGTTTCTGTCAACCGCTGTTGGGTTAACTTGTCCGATTTCACTGTAATGGAATGCAGCAGGTTTAGCTAAGTAAGATACTTTTAAACCAGCAGGCATGTTAGCTGTTAGTACTTGATTGTTAATAACTAATCTAATTTTACCACCCATAACTGTTGAGAAATTAAAGTTACCATCAACTACAGGAGCAACATCAAGAACGTTTTGTTTTCTCATTGTGTTGTATGTAGCAGTGTCAACTACTAGGTAGTAAAAAGGCTCTTCATATTCACCTTTGATTGCAGTTAATGCATCAAATAGTGTATCGAAGAACGCAGATCTTTTATTAGCATTTGTTTCATTTGCAAACAACGCTACAGGGCTTGAACCTGAATCAGAACCAGTATAGTAACCAAAAGTGTTAACTATTCCAGCAGAATCAGATGCGCCAATAGTAGTAGCATCCCAAATTTTATCAGAAACACCGTTTAAGATAGATCTTAATTGTAGATCTTCTCTTCTTGCTCTTACAGCAGCAAATTGGCCACCTAAGTAAGAAAGACCATCTACTTTAGATATTAGTTTTTGAATTGATGCTTCTTGTGCAGCAATATGATCGATATTTTTAACATACACAGCAGATTTATTTGAAGCAGACATTAAGTTAATGTTTGTATCAGCAATAGTTTCTGATTGTTTGTATGCAGTTGATGGATCAGCAAAATCTAACCATCTTAGTGTACCAGTATAATTTTCACCAGCATCAGTGATTCTAGCGTCAGAACCAACTAGTGCAGTTGAAGTTAATAACGCTGCGTCTGTTCTTTCAGCTTGTGCGTAAGCGGAAATTGCTTTAGCAATGTTATTAAAATTTGAACTTGTTACAGTCATTTGTTTTTTCCTTTTATTATTATTGAAGCATAATTGCTTCGGTTATTATTATAAAAGATTAGGCTTAATCAGCCCAGTCTCCGTCAACTTTAACGTTACCCTTTTCTATATTAGCAAGTAGTTCGTCAGTTGACATCTCTTTTATAGATTTGACAGGATTGTTTCCTGAAGCAGGCTTAGCTGGATTAATTCCAGATCCTGCATTTGCTTTAACCGAAAATAAAAACGCATTATTATCGTCTTTAGAATATGATGACACGGCATCATTAATACTTAGGCCATTTTCATGTACCCAATTTCCAGTAGCATCTTTCTTTAAACTTCCTACAATATCTTGATAAGCCATTTTAGCTGCTTTATCAGATTTGAAGTTTAAAGAGTTAAGTTGAGAACGCACAGCGTTGTCTCTGCTTAATTCTGTGTTCTTTTGTTCATAAGTTTCAAGCTTAGCACTCATCTCGGCTATTTTCATTTGCATAACTTCTGAATGTTTGCCTTGTTTTTCTAAGGCTTCTATTTCAGCTTTTTGTTTTTCACTTTTAACTTCCGCAACAGCGGCAATAGCTTTATCTCTTTCAGTGTATGCATTATCTAAATTGCTTTTAATGTTTTTAATAGCTTTAGAAACTTCAGCATCAACCAAACTTTTAATATCTGTTTGATCTACTTTAGTTTCTTCTACTTTAGTGTTTTCTTGTACTTTTATTTCTTCACTCATTATCTTCTCCTTGGGACACGGCCCTTGTTATATTTATTAATGAATCTATACTTATAAACAAATATAAATTCTATTTATTACTTTCCAGTAAGTCTTAGTAATTCAATACCTTCACCTACTTGCCAGTAAATCATTTTTTCACGCTTACTCATTGTTGTTTTACCATATTCCTGGAACTCTTTGTATTGTTCGTCAGTAATAGGCTTGTCAGCCGTAAGCCAGCCTTCAAATTTAGTTATTGTACTTGCCATCTTCAATCTCCTTAATTAATTTTATAAATATAGGATGAACATTTTCTTTTTTACCAGCTGCGTAAGCTGAAAATTGTTCGGCAAACCATTCTTTATAGTTTTTCTGTGCATATGTAGAATTAGCTTTATCAAATAAATCACTTTGTCTCCATAGCGCAGCTAATCTTTGTTCAACGTTTGGTGTAAATCCACCACCGTATCCAATAGTCTTATTAGACACACCAGTCATTTGATGTATATGATGACCAAATTCATGATAGAAAGTATTTCTTATTCTTTCAGTTCCATCTTCAAATAATTCCGATACACCATGAGGTTTCTTTAATATTGACTTCTTTTTATAAGTCCACTCACTAAATTCCCAATCATCAAGATCAAAATCATTTAACATATCATTTAACCAAGCTCTATTTATTCTTAATGTACCATCACCCATTGAAGCTGCAAAACTAGCATCAGCTTTAATTTCTAAACCTCTTAGTTTAGGTAAATTATACTTATCTGCTAAATCTCCTACTTCATCCCATAGTGATGCAATAATATAAGCTTCTTTTTTAGTTAACTCTCCACCATTAATAGATAGTTTACCAGCACTCTTTGAACCACCTCTGTATCTCCATCCAAGAGGATATCTAGGATCCGCAGCAGCACCTTTTAATAATGATTTAAGCCTTGACTTAAATTGTGCATGATTAATTGGACTATCAAACTCAGCCATTTGAAATTTCATATCATTAGCTGGGTTAGCATAAGAACCTAATTTAGATGTAGCTTTAACTGTTGGTATTTTAACAGGTATTTTCTTAGCTCTTTTAAACACAATAGGTTTAACCTTAGTAACAGTAGATGTTGATGCATTTAGTAACTCTTCTAACTTTGAAATAGAAACTAATTGACCATTCTTTGTACTAAATTGTGTAAACTTTAATTTACCTAAATCAAATATATCAACTCTTCTTTTATTACCAAGTACAGCTAATTTAAAAGATGAATCTTGTTGTCTTAAGAATTCTTCAAAATTTGTTTTACCTGGAACTTGACCATCAAAAGAAGCTCGAGTATTATTATTCAATCTGTTTAATCTTCTTTTACTTATTCTTGAACTAGATGTGTTTTTAATATCATTATAAGATTTAACAATAGGAACAGTTGTAGATCTACAGTTAAAATGCTGTGGAGGTCTTACACCTGTTTTATTATCTAATCTAAATACTTTGCCATCTAATCTTGAACAAATTAAAGAAGTTCTTGAATCCAAAGTTGCTACATATTGATAACCATCAATTACATCATCATTTAACTTGTAAGTTGCATTAGATATATTACTTGATGTTTCAGTTATAGCAGTTCTAGATAAAGTTTTTAATTGAGCTGCAGGTAAATCAATTGAACTACCTATATTCTTAGCAATTTTATTAGTAGCTAAGTTATCTATCATACCTTTTCTCACAACATCCTTAATTCTTCTCTGTTGTGATAAACTAATAGATGCAATTTGTTCAGAGTATGTTCCTGCTGAATTAATAATTAAATCATTAACTTTCAACCCAGTATATACTTTACTTCTATAAACTTTACCTAAGCTTTGTTTTAAAGTTCCGCTATGAAACTTAGAACTTGTATTAGCTAAAGCTTTTAGTTCTGAAATTCCATTTCTGTATATCTTACGATAAGTTTTTCTAGTCTCTAACGTTAAAGCACGGTTTAAAGCGTTTACACTTTTGTTACCATTCTTTATAGCTGAGTTAACTAATCGTTTTTTATGGGATGACATGACTTTTGTTAAATCGGTATCTAGTTTCTTTTCGTAAAGACTTAAAAGAGCACGGTGTTTCAGCTCTCTAGATAATATATCATCATTTATACTCATTTATTCCTTTTACTTTTTATCTTTAAGTTTATCTAACTCTTTGTTAATCCTGTTAGAATACTCAGCAATTAAAATATCATTTTTAGCAACATCTAAACTAGCTAGTATTTTTTTATTATTACAATCTTGTAATATAGCTAAATTCTGTTTAACTGTAGGTGATAGTTCACTTTCTTTATATTCTTTATTATCAATTGTAATTATTTTATCTTCAACTTTATTTATACTCATTTTATTATCCTTTATATTTTATTTTCTTCTTAGACTTCTTCTTTTTCTTCTTATATTCATCTTCGTCTTTTTTATTTTTCTTCTTGCGCAACAACATAACATTTTATTTCCTTTTCTTCATTTTATGACAAGAATTACCCTTACCTCTTCGGTAACCCTTCCAGCAAGCTTTACCAGCTTTACCTTTTTTCTTTTTGTAAGCCATTAAACTACCATTTCTTACAAGACCAATATCTTGCACTTGTTTTTGGACCAGGAGTACCACATTTGTGTCTTGCTCTAAAACTAGCTCTAGCTTTAGGATTAGACTTTCTAATTTTCATTCCTTTTTGTCCAAAGTTAACTTTAACTACATTACCTTTTGCATTTTTTACAAACACTTTAAACTTTTTAACATCTCCTTGCATCGGCTTATTAAGCTTTACAGTTCGACCTTGGTATTTTGCCATTAAGTATTTTCTCCTTCTACTTCACACATAAATTTAACGTATGCTTTAGATTCATTAACTTGAGGAGGTGTCATACCTGCTAATAAAACTTTTGATGCATCATACCCAAAAGTAATACAGGTATAATAATCATTAAAATTTATATCAGGCGCAACAGGCTCAAGGCAAGTGTTATTCACACCAAAGCATAATGCTAATACTAACATATAATCCATACTATCCCCACAAACTTCCAGTGATAGTACCTTTATTGTATTCAGTTGCTCTACTTTCAAAGAAGTTAGCATGTTCAACACCATTAATAACCCAATCAAGCCAGCTTAAAGGATTTTCTTTAACTTTGTAATTTGGTTTTAATGATAGTTGTAATAATCTTCTATCAGCAATATATCTTATGTATTGTTTAACATCTTCTGATTTTAAACCTCTAATACCACCTTTAGCAAATGCAAGATCTATAAATTTATCTTCTAGATCTACCATCTCTCTAGCAGTTTGATATATTTCAGCTTTAAACTTCTCAGTCCATACTTCAGGATTTTCTTTTATCAATTGATGAAATAATTTAATCATTCCTTCAACGTGATGTGTTTCATCTCTTATAGACCAAGTAACTATTTGACACATTCCCTTCATTCTACCAAATCTTTGAAAGTTTAGTAGCATAACGAATGATGCAAACAATTGTAAGCCTTCACCAAAAGCACTAAAGCAAGCAATGTCTCTTATAAGACCTTCTGTTCCAGTACCTTTAGATTTAAATAAGTAAGCATGTTTATCAGCCATTTCTTTATACTCTTGAAACGCTTTATAATCAGTTAATTGTGTTTCACCAATAGTATCATTAAGTAATGAGTAACTATGAGCATGATTAGCTTCTGAATTAGCAAATGAACTTAACATCATTCTAACTTCAGGTGGTTTAAACTTAGGAATATATCTATCTAAGTAAGCTTGTGCAATATCAACATCACCTTGAGTAAAAAATTTAAGAATACTACTGATAAGACTTTTTTCTTCATCAGTTAATCTTTCATTCCAATCTCTAATGTCTTCATGCAATGGTACTTCACTTGGTAACCAATGCATCTTTTGCATTGTGTCATAAGCTTCAAACGCCCACTCATAATCGAATGGTTTATAATGTGTTCGTGACTTAAATAGGCTCATATTCTTTATTTCTTTCTGTTAACCTTCACAAGCTAAACAATCAGCTTCAGGTATTATTGTTCTTTCAACTTTTAACGATACAAGCTCAGCTCTTTTAATAGCTTC